AGCACGGTGTAAACCGTTGCGCCGGGTTTGATCCAATCGCGGAGCATGGTTTTTCGTTGTTCGCGCCAAGCGGCTTTTCCTGCTTTGTCAGAAAGGACGGTGGAGCCTTCCCAAGTTTCAGGGTTATGGACGCGGTAAATCTGGCCTTCTTTGGTTTGGATGTATTTCATAGCGTGTTTCGTGAGGTTTGAAGGGGTTAAGAATGAAGCAGGGCGATAATGACGGCCAACAGAATGACTCCGGTTGTGAGGCAGAAGCCGGTAAAGGTTTGCCGGAGCCGCTTTTCACGGGCTAGGCGTTCGGATGTGCGGCGGTAGTGGGAGCGGGTAAGGTTTGGATCGTGCATGTTGTGGGCTGTTTAGTGAGAGTTCAAAATTCGTATCCGGCAACGCGGAGGGCGGCGCGGGCGTTTGCGATTTGATCCGAAAGCGGGCGGGTTCTAGCGTGCGCGTCCGGGTCTAGGTCCAAAATTATTTCGCGAGCGTCTTCCAGTGATGCGAATGTTTTTTCCAAGGCCTCAAGCAAGGCGGGCAGGGCGGCGATGGCGCGGGCGTTTGCCTTGTCTTGCTCATCTGGTGGTGCTGGTCGTTTCTCGTATGGCGTGCGTTCGCAGTCACACACAAAGCGGCCTTTGTGGTCAGAATAAACAATGTCGCCTTGTCTGACTTGCCATTGTCCGGGCGTGATTTGTGGGCGTTTCATATTTAGCGTGTTTTGTGGTTTGTGTTTCTTGTTCGTCCTGCCACCAGTAGCGAGTGGCGGAAAGTTTGGCATCCTCGCGAGCTTTGAGCATCGCGGCGCGGTTGGCGTCGCAGAGGGCAAAGATGTGGGAAAGGGCGGCTGAAGTGTGGGCCTGCTCTTGTGCTGGCGTCATATTAGCGAAGGTCAGAGAATGGCGAAAAGGAACGGAAGAGAGGCGACAGCGGCAGCGATGAGGAGCGTTCCGAAAATCAGGCGGGCAAGCTCTAGGAGAGAGGCGCGGAGGTGTAGGCGTTGGGAAGTGGTCATATTAGGCGAGGGGGTGAGGGGTTCTAGCGTGGAGAATAGCAGGGATGATCGGCGTTTGTTTTTGAGGTCAAATCAAGAAAGGTTCCGGCATCGCTGCAAGGAAACCACTCGCCCGCGTTTACGTCTCGGCCTGCGGAGCGACTGAATAGCTAGGACTGCCTCGTTGGTGATGGTCATGGTGCCGTTCTCTCGCTTTGCCACGGTCACGCGATTTACGCCCAGCATCGCGGCGACCTCGGCTTGTGTGCCGATGCGCTCGCGTGTGGCTTTGTATTCTTCGGGTGTCATTGTTTGAGTGCCTCATCTACGGCGTTGATCGCTTCCCTGTATTCGTGCCAGTTTTCGTCATTGAGTTCACCCCACGACTTTACGAAGGGCCGCGCTTTTGTAAGAGCGCTTCGGAGCGCGTTTACTTCACGCTCAAGCGAGCGGCAGAAGGAGAAGCACCATTCATCGTGCAGCCCTTCTGACTTTGCCTCCCTTTCATCTGTGCGCGGGGTGTCTCTCATTTTATGCGTATTGGAGGGTGCCCTGCACACGGTTGTCGTAAGTGTAGCCGAGTGCCTCCTCGATTGAGGAAGTGCCGGTTGCGACTGCGGATTCTTCCTCTTCGTCCTCGCCCACGAAGTCTGCTTCGGTGACGGTGGTGTTCATGTGGGCGATGAGCGCGGTGAGTGTTTCGGCGGAGATGAAGTCGTTCATGGTGTTCGGTTTGGTTACGTCCGTTCGTGTTTTTGGTGGCGATTAGACGAGTTTCATTTTGATTCCGGTCATCACTGCGGCGTATTTCGCAGTATCGGAATCCTTGCTGGCGATGCCGTCAGTGGCATGAATGATGGACATCGCGCCACGCGCTCCGACCGTCACAAGTGCGCTGCCGTCGAGGCGAAAATTACCATTCTCGCCATACTTCCATGTCACGCGCACCGTCTGAGTTCCGTTGCTATAAGCCTCGCCGAACCATTCGGCACTGATGAGGAAAGGCAGTCGCTTCCAACTCTCGAAACGAGCTTTTATGAATGGGAGACGCTTGAGCTGTGTTGGTGTTTTCATATTTGGTGTCTGCTGGTTACGTTTCTATTGTGTAGCATAAAGCCACACGGCGCAAGTCCTTATTTGAAGATTTTTCACCAACGTCAGAGAACAATGAGATGTGAGCAGATTATTTCTGCCAGATTTCCAGTGCATAAAGCCGCTTCCCTTCGGGTGATTTAGCAGGGGAGAACGTGACACGCTCAAGTGAGTTGAGATTGGCGACGATTACGGCCTCTTTGTCCCTTGGGAGTGCTTGCCCTGCCAAGTGAGACTTGATTTGATCGGCAGTTTTACCCATTACAAATGAGCAGCGCATTCCCGGAAAATCGGGGAGGCTTTCAATGTGAAGCTCGAAAGAGGATTTCGGGAGTTCTTCCCAGCCCGTGAAGTTGCTCCAATCTTCGGAGTCGGAAACGGGCTTGCGTGTATGGAGCGAGACAGCGCAAAAGGAGCCGTTTGGGCGAGTTCCTACAACGCAAGGGACGCTGGAGCCATCGGCGCGAAAGAGGGAGAAACGGAAGCCGGGTTCGTTGGGGATGTCAGATTTTTGTTTCATATGGTGAGGCTTAGAAATGTAGCGAGTAGCTACCACAAATACAAGCGAAAGTTAAACTTGCTTTCGAGAGCTTTAACCGTAAGCATGGGAAAATATGCCTGAAGCCGTTTTAAGCCCCGAGAAATGGGGAGCCCTGAAGCTAGCTAATTGCTCTGGAGTAGATGATAAAATCCTCTCAGAGCGTTTTGAGGTTAGCCCCGAAAGCATTCGCCAGCGTCGTTTCCGTGATCCAGTATGGAAGGCGACTTTCGAGGCATTAAAGGGTAGTTGTAACTTGAGTGTCACAAAAGGGCCGGAAACGGCTTTTTTAGCGAAAAAGACGGCCTCCACGATTTCGGAGAACGCGGAGAGTCTTTCATCGTCCAACCTGCTCCTAGCCTCTCAAATCGCTCAGAAAGGCCTAAAACGGGCCGCTGGCGAAATCGAGCACCTGCCGCTCGAAAACATCGCCGACATCGAACGAATTTTCAAAATGGCTGCAATCGCTGGAAAATGGGCGCAACCGCAGGTGAACATTCAACAGGCTTTTGCGTTTGGTGGCGGCCAAGCGGACGACTCGATTCTCGAATGTGAGACGACAATTGTGGAGGATGGCGGTAATTATGGCGATGCCTTCAATTTGACAGGAAACGATGGCGAGAGCTGAGCAGGTGAACAGCGGACAAGTCGGGCTTAGTGATCTTGTTGGGAGTTAAGAGTCGCGAGCAGGTCCGAGGCTTGCCAGCGTAGAGCAGAAGACACCACGCGGGCACCCCTATGGCCTCGGAACGTGGCCCTTGATCCGCGTATTAGCCCCACCCAACATATCTCCCTAAAGTATATCTTCTACTACTTGCCAACTTCATTCTTCTACGCTATCTTTACCCACCCATTATGACAAACGAACCAGCATCATCCGCAGAACTCATAACCATGACCTCACCAAACTACGAAGCCGACATCGCAGAGCTAAACGAGCGAGCTTCCAGCCACATCTCAACCTTGCTCACAGCCCTCCAGAAAGCCTGCCTTGAGCGAGACATGGCTCTAGCTGCCTTGCGTATTGCTGAATCCAAACTCCATAATCAACCACCATGAAAACAAAAATACTAACCACGACAAAAGCACTCCCAATCGCTCAGAAAATTGCGTTTAATCAACCATGAAAATCACATACAAGTAACGATGCCCCGCTACCCCAAAGACCTCACAGGAAACCGCTACGGCGCACTAACCGTCCTTTCCTTCATCTCCCGCAACTCTCACGGCAACTCCCGCTGGCTGTGCCTGTGTGACTGCGGAAAACGAGTCCCGGTGATGTATCAAAACCTCGGCAAACGAACCAACTCCTGCGGATGCGGGATGAAGGTAGATCAGCAGAAATAACTTCTACCCTCCACTTGCAAACCTTCACCTATTGCCGTAAGGTTGGAGAATATGAACTCACATCAACGCCGCAAAATGGAGCGCAAGTTTGACCGTTCGGAAAAGCCGTCCAAGCAGCTTCAAAACATCAAGATGCAACGCAACGGTATCAGCAAGTCATCTCCACGCCACAAGCCTACACTGCCATGACAACAACCATCCTAACTCACGCCGCCATCCTTGGCCTTGGAATCTTTCTTGGGGCCACATGGAAGGGCATTTCAGAACCCGAAGACGGAACATCCATCAGTGTTGGATTTATTATCTTCGCCGCCTCCTCCCTCCTCCTCATCGGAATGCAACTCTCCTGACCATCAACAACTACAAGCCATGACCTGCGCCCCATCCATCCAAACATCCCTCATCATAAAGGTCTTCCAGTCAGCGGCCAAGGGCATCAACTCCGCCTCAGTAATCGCCACGCTCGCCATCATCACGGAGCAAGGTCAGGCCACAATGGAGAACATCGTTAAACGACTCAAGATCACTCGTCAAACGGCGCTCCATGCTGTTCAAGCTCTTGAAGATGGAGGCTTCATTGCTGTTGAACGCTGCTTTGGAGGCCGTCAGGGAAGGAAACCAAACATCTACCGCATCAAACCATGAACTGGGAGCCCATCGAAACAGCACCGCTTAGAAAGCCAGTCCTTGTTGGAGCTTGGGTAAAAAGCTTTGGTGTATCCAAAGACAATCACGAATGGACCCAAACTGTAGCCAGAGCCTACAAAAATGGCGAATGGGACTTGGAAGTAATCGGATCATACGCCCAAGACGGTGATTTGGGTTTCATCCCTCAATACTGGTGCGAAACGCCAGAACCTCCATCTATCAAACCATGAACAAAAAACAACTAATCAAGAATGCTATTGAAGAAATCCACTCATCTATTGGCAACATGGATTGGAACTCAGATGAGCTAGGAGCCGAAAATCTCGACTTCTACGAAAAGGAAGCACTCAACATCATCAGCCAGATCGCACTCATCAAAGTCTTGAGGAAACAGCCATGAACTCAGCACATAATTCCCTTCTTCAGTGGCTTCAGGAGAATCCTAAGCGTCAAATGGCAGCGTATTGTCACCATAATTGGGTGATTCACATATGCACAATGAACGGCATAGGAATCGCTTTTGGCTTCGGCCCCTCCTACGAAGCCGCCTGCCACGACCTAATGCAGCAGTTGAGAAAGCTATGAACTACCAAGAAAACACACATCACTTCGAGGCCATGAAGGAGGCTGTGCTTGCTCAGCGAGCCGAGGCTTTGGCTGCTTTGAAGAAGAAAGAGAGTGAGATTAACTCCAAGCTGGCCTACGATTGGGAGGCAAGTGAATCACTCTGGAGCCAGATCAAGGAGATGTTCAGCGGTCAGCCGTCGCCTCGTATTTTCGATGCTGATCGCACAAAGCTTCAAAACGAAGCTATTCGCCTCATTGTGTGCCAAGATTTGTTGAAGACCACCATCCACCTTAACGCGGTTGAAGATGCCTTCATCAAATCAATGACAGACCGCCACATCCCCGGCATCAAATGGGAGTAACCTTACGTTAATTCACTTGCATCAACCCATCCCGCGTGCGAAGGTTGAACTCTCGATATGAAACTCACATTCCCTGATAACTTGCAGATTTTGGCAGACAATGCCTTCCGTCATTCGGACAAAGCCATGTTGACAGTTTTAACTGGAACCGATGACTGGAAATCAGAGTCAAAGACTCGCCACGCCATAGCCAAAGCCATCCTCTCCTCCGTAGGCTACACCGAACCCGAGCCTCCGTTCCAGCTTCCTACTCCGCCTCCGGGTATGGAGTGGCATAGGACATCTGGATGGACAGCGGAAGATTTGCCGCAGGGTTGGAGGCCTTTAGTCTTGAACGAATCGATTATTAAGCGCACCGATGAGGTGAAAATAATTGATAAGTTTGAGCTATCTGATGGCTCCATTCCTTTCGCTGCGGGCAATTGGAACATCAATCACTACCGCACCCGCCGCCCTCTCACCTTCACCCACCTCGGCCACGAATGGATTTATCACCGTGCGGGCGACCCTATGCCTTGTGATGGGGAGAGGCTTGTCATCGTTTATGATGCGGCAGGACATATTTTAAATCCTCTTTGTGGTGACGCGTGGAACTGGCAGCATGGAAACATCATCGGCTGGCGCTACGCCGACGACAAAGCCGACAAGATCGCAGACCTTGAATCCCGCCTTGCCGCCATCAAAACCGAACTCGATGCACTGAAATGAAACGCCTCCTCCTAGCCCTAATCCTCCTGTCCTCCTGCCAGCAAAAAGGCCCGACGATCAAGGACTACTACGACCTGTATTTTACAACCCCGAAGAACCCGTTCAAATGACACCCACACCACCAGAAGGATACAAGCTCGTCAAAGGCGAGGAGATTAAGGATTGCGTGCCGGAAGGGGCGATGGTTTGGGATTTGAACAAATTCTTTTCTTCGGCTTTCTGCAATAGAAGGCTGCCCGATTGCAATTGGGATGACTTCTACGCCATCCCCATCCAGCCGGAAAAGCCAGAAGTAGGCCCATCTCCTCCAGAGGGATATATCCTCAAGCATCGAAGCGAAATGCCGGAAAGGCTGCCAAAGACGTTTTCTTTCTTTACCGGCTGTTGGTATCAAGGTGTGTATTTGCAGCTTTCCGATTACGGCCCACATGTTCAATGGTTTGCCATCCCAAATCCAGAAGACAAAGCCACACACCAAGCTTTGCACAATGAGGCGATTGACAAGCTTTCTTCCATCACCGTCGAAGCCGAGTCCATCGTTGCTGGCGACCGTGCTGCCGACTACGGCGACGTGAACGAGTCCTTTGCCCGCATTGCTGGGCTTTGGAGCGCCTACAAGGGCGTTGAGTTCACTCCTTGGGATGTTTCCATGATGATGATCCTGCTGAAGGTCAGCCGGGCTAAGACAAGTCGGAAGCGAGACACCCTCGTTGACATGATTGGGTATGCGAAATGTGCCAGTAATTTGAAGCTATGAGATTCACCCACCCATCCCAAGACCAAGACGGAAAAGACCCCGCCTTCACCGCTTCCACCGCTGAGCTTTTCAAGCCTCTGCCGACGATTGAGGAAATCAAAGACAAGCTGAAGGAGTGGATTCGGATGGCGGACGAGGCTACTCCGGGGCCGTGGCACTTTGGGAAAACCTGCGTTGGAATTCCTGCTGTATTTGAAAGCTGTCAGGCATTGGCGCTATTCGAGGTAAGGCGATTTGACGAGGCATCACCCCTCCCAAACCTGAATGCTAACGCCACCTTCATCGCCACTTCTCGCACAGCCGCTCCTTTGGCGTGGAAGGCTTTGTTGGGGACGATTGAAGCGTTGGAATTGTGCCACATCCGCCATGATGGCGATGACCCGGCTGTTTTTGATGCACTCCAATCCATCCGCGAACAGTTCAAGGAGGTGGTGCTGTGATTCCTGAGAACCAACAACCCGAACCAACCATGCAAGGAATTAGCTTGCGTGACTGGTTTGCGGGGCAGTGCGATGTTTCTGTTTACCATCCAGCGCAAACTTTCCATGACGCAAAAGGCCACGCTCCAAGTGTAAAGGAGCTTGCGGCATACATTGCCGAGATGCGCTTACTTGAGGCGGACGCGATGATGGAGGCAAGGGGGCGTAAATGAGTCAACAAAACTTGTTCAATGCATTGGTTATGTATCTACTAAGAAGCAGGTAGAATATACATTCCCGATGCATTGAACAATTACTGTCTGACAGACAAATATAGTTGACTCATTCTAGGGTCTGTGATATGAACTTTTATGGCAAAACTGGCTTACGAGCAGGACATCGTTGCAGCACTTGGCCCCATTAGTGGGATGCACAAGCTGCTGTATTTGACGCTCTGGAGCCGTGCTAACGAAATCGGCCACATCATTGTCAACATGGACGCCATTTTGGGTATCACAGGCATCCGCTACCAGCGTGAGGATTTAGATCACTTTGGAGACAGGGTGGTCGTTGTTGATGATTGCGAGGTGATCCTGAGCCGATACCTAGCCACGACCATTGGCACCTTCTCAAAGGGCATGAGGGGCCAGAAAAAGATGTGGGACTTGCTGGAAATCCGATGGGGGGCTACCAGAAACGACATCACTCCATTTATGGAAGGGTGGAAAAAGCTTGGGATTGCCAGATATGCGCCAAAATTTCCAGAAGAATACACCGGAGAGGACAATTTGCCGGACTGGCTAGTGAAGCATCGTCGCGAAGCTCAGTTGGCTTTGGCTGTCGATACCCCTCCAAACTGGAGCCGTGGGGTCGTCGAGGCTTTCAAAAGCTTTATCGCCTATCGAGTGAAGTTGGCTTTGGAAAAAACCGCAAGAAGTCACGCTGCTCAACACAGGATCACCACAGATCAAGTATTATACTTTCAAAACATGGTTCAACAGATGATAAATAGCAGAATGCGGGAGATGGAAATCATCAGCCGAATTTCAAGTGCTTTGGTAGGCAACAAACTTTCATTTTTCATGTCATGAACACCCCATACGAAGAAGTCACACAACAAATCAACGAGGCTCTACAAGCCGATTTGAGCGCGGACCAGCTCATCGGCGAGTATCAGTCCAAAATGCGTGAAGCGATGCTGAATTTTCGCCTCAGAAGCGGAATGACGGCCCGAGCGTTTGGCGCTTTGGCTGGCGTCTCAAAAGCCTACATCTACTCCCTCGAAAAAGGTGATCGCGTCTGGAACCGTTCGCTTGTCGAGAGAATCTGCAAATCCATCATGCCATGAAAGCCTTGGACTTGACCAACCCCAAAACCAGCAATAGATTTGCTTTAATATGAACCCAAAAATCGAACAATTCGGCTACTTCCAAGAAGAAATCCAAGAGCCGCTTCCGCCTATTATGTTGGATGAACAGCTTGAGAAATTCTTCAAAATAATGCTTGGATACAAGGCCACAACTCATGTTGGTGAGCACGGCATGCTCTCCATCCCGGCCAAACCTGACATCGACGTAGCCGCCACACAGGCCAAAATTGACGAACTCCTTGCCGAATAATATGATCGAAGAAAAATCGTTTCCCGAAGACACTGAATGGCTTGCCAAGGTAAATGTTGACCACGGCAAATATTTCACCGTTGAAGACAGGTATATTCCTGCCGCCAAGCGATCTGAAGCCATTCAGAAGGCGATGGCAAACCTGCGTAAAAACGAACACCTAAACGGAGTCAGTCTGATTCCGGCAAAAGACTATTTGAAACTGAATTCCTGATATGAACCTCCCCAACATC